TTCTTAAGTGCTTCAAAATTAGTAGTCATAGTATTCTCCGTTGTTTACGATATATTGATTGTATGAACGATGTATAATAATATCAAGAGAATTTCTCTCGATATCACTATTTATGATAAATAATATGTGCTAATCGCGGATGGGGGTCCCATTAGCTCTATGTTTAGAAAGGAAACACAGCATGAATATTTATTCACCATATACATATTATATTTTCCATCCTTTAACAAATCAACACTATTATGGTGTTAGATATGCTAAAAATTGTCACCCAGATGACTTATGGAAAACTTATTTTACATCTTCTAAAAAAGTAAAACAACTCATTAAACAATATGGTAAAGATGGTTTTACCGTACAAGTTAGACGTGTATTTAATAATCTAGAAGAAGCTCTTTCATGGGAAGAAAGGGTATTAAGAAGATTAAAGGTGCTTGACAGAGATAATTGGCTTAATGAATCTATAGGTGGCAAACATTTTCGTAATATAAAAAGATCTGAAATAGCTCGTAAAAAACATTCAGAAAAAACTAAAGGTAGACCTTTAACTGAAGAACATAAAAAAGCTATTTCAGAAGCTAGCAAGGGTAAAAAAATGCCTCCTCGTACACCTGAACAAATCCAAATGTACAGAGATTTAGCAGCAAAAAGAAAAGGTATTAAAAGAGTGTTTACTGAAGAACATAAACAAAATATATCAATAGCTGCTAAATCAAGAAAATTTATTTCTCAAAATTGAACAATATTTTTCTTTGTCATACTCAAGGAATGGATGTAGCTTTTTACAATTCAAAGCTATTTGTGGCCACAAGACAGGGTCTGTAATTTCTTTATTCCATTTTTTAAAGAAACGAACACAGTCTTGGATAATGATGAATGTCTCTTTCGAGATTCTCTTGCGTGTGAGTAGAGTGAGAAGGTAGGGATAGTCACCTGGTTTTACCTCAAAGTTCTTGTCAAAGTCTTCTAACAGATTATCTATCTCGCTCTGAAACATATATGTTAGAGTTTGTTTACGTCTTATAAACTCATTATACTTCATCTGTTGATCAAGACCAAACAGATCACCTACCCAGAGTTTTTGATTCTCTGATAAATTAGCAACCAAGAATGTTAGAGGATCTTCGTGCTTGGATAGCTTATAGAACATATATTTGTCTTTACGAGTTTCAAATGTATGTTCTGATGCTCTCACTTTACCATTGTATTTGAAGAAGTCGTATGATTCAGTTGTAAAGTGATTCTTGATAGCTGTATATAATTTAAATGCTTCAAAAGGACTCATATAGGAAGTCTACCAGAACGTCTCACTAGATTTAAATTTTCTGCTTCAAGTTGTATTTTAGCTTTTAGTACAGCACTCTGTTTAATAAGAGATGCAGCCGTTTCTACTTCAATATTATTTGATTCACAATAATGTATTACTGCATCAAAATAAGAAATACCTTTTCCTAATGCTAACTTGTCTATCTCTTTAACAAAGTCAGCAGAAGATTTTACATTAGCAATTTTCATGAATATTCCTGAGCATTATTATATAATATAGTGTAGGGTGTTTCTGTTTCCAAGCACACCCTACGAAGCTCATGTGACTCAAGCTGCTAGAGCGTAAGCACCATATGCATTGTTATCGTTTGCATTTACGAGTTTGCTTTAGTCTCGATCTTGTCTTTACTACACCTGTCGATCCTGTTTCGCCCCCCATCAAAGATACACTGCTCTTTAATAACGTATCTACGAGCAAGTTAAGCGACCAATACGTCTCGCCGATTAACCAGTGTATCTGTGGTGGAGGCGGAGGGTATCGCACCCTCGTCCAGTATGTCTATTCTACTAGATGTCAACAACCTCAGCTCTTTATTTATAGTATAGTTAAAAATAAAAATCAACGTTTCTTTTTAACAGTAGATCCTTTCCAGTTGGATCCTCCTGTCTTTACCCAAGATGTCTTACCACCTTGCTTTTTTACTTTAGTAAAAGAAGACGTAGAACCGTTTTTATTTCTAACTGTTTTATGTGTGCTAGATTTTGCAACAGTCTTGCGTGACTTAAAGATACCAAACATTTTAGACTCCGTATCTCTCTCTGTATTTCTCTCTAATTTCCATTAGTGGTTTGACATAATAATCTCTTCTATCTTCAAACACCTGAGGTAGTTCATCATCAACAGATATAAGAATTACTATTCTAGGAACCGGTATATTAAATCTTTCTTCGTACATAATAGCATATGCAGTAGCTTGACAGAAGTAGTTTAAAATGTAATCTCTATTCTTTAACTTCTTAGCTGTCTTAAAGTCAATAATAGATAGTTTACCTTTCCATTCAGCAATACAATCTACTGTACCAGCCATCTTTAGATAATCAGAATATAAACGTACTTCCTGTAAATGAATGTTATCTATATTTCTATCTAATTCTGGTTTTAATTCTTTAAAGTTTAATGCATCATTGAAACTGTATTTAGAAGGATCAATATCAGCATTATTAAGATAGTCTTCACATAGTTGATGTATACGAGTTCCGCGTGTTGATGCTGCTACACTTATTCTATTTGCTTCTTCGTTACCTACTCTAGCACGCCATTGTTTAATTGCTTCTTCACCAAATAAGCCTGTCACTGTAGTAACAGATGGATAAAGAGCACCGGCAGGTGTCTTATAATACCTACCGGTGTCTGTATTTACTTGTTCTAGTACAGCTGTAGAATTAAGGATCCTTTGGGGGAGGTGTGTGAAGTGCTTGCGCTGGGCTAAAATGTCCTTGAGATGCATTGTATACTATTCCGTTTTCAACTATATTCTTTTTAATAATAAAATCTTTTACTAGCCCTGATCTCACAATATCGTTTTCCATAAACTCGATGCATGAAAAATACTTAGGCATCTTATTAAGTATTTTCATAAACTTGTGAATACCTTCTTTTTCATCATCCCATTTTAGATCAGTTTGTCTATAATCTCCACAGAAAATAATCTTTGAATTGTAACCTACACGTGTGATGATTGTGTTGAGTTCTTGGTATGTCATATTCTGACATTCATCGACAATAATGATTGTATTATCGAGAGTGAGACCTCTTAAGAAAGATGATGTCTCAAAATTAATGATCCCTTTTTGTTTTAGGATCTCATAAGCATCGCCTCTGTTATAGAGTTCTGAACAGATGGCTTGATAAGGTGCTTCATATACTTTAGATTTTTCTTTTATTGAGCCTGGAAGGAAGCCCATATCTCGGGAAGGGACTACGGAGCGTATTATTGTGACACTATTATAATCTCTGAACTCTTCTATATCAGATAATGCAAGGTAAAGTGAAATGAATGATTTACCTGTACCTGGAAGACCGTGAATAAGGAGATTTTTACCGTTAATAAATTCTTTGAATACTTTTTCCTGGTTTAGTGTCTTAGGTGATATTGTTTTTAGTTCGAGGTTATTCTTAGTTTGTTTTTGCTCCTGACGCTTTTGTTGTTTTAGTAGTCTCTTTTCAGCGCGAGATAGTCTTTCCATGCGGTACCTCTTACCATGTGTTAATAGTATTTCTCCTCCCACTAGCACTTTTAATACGCTTTAAAACATCACGAAAACCAGAGTCAGGCTTATTAAGACCTAACCTGGTTGGATCTGCAATTGCAGGAGCAGATAATACTTGTTGAAGATGAGGGTTGTTTTCTACGTAGGCATCGTACTCAGAGATCGGCATTGAGATGTCGAACTCTTTTTTAGTCTTAGTATCATAAAAAGTATAATTAGCCATTCGACTCGATACCCTTAGACTTCCAATATTTTTGGACGTCAATCTTATTTAGGGGATCAAGCCCCTGAGAACGCATCTCTTCTTCAACTAAATCTTCAAGATATGCTTTTTCACTAAGATTTTTTGGATTATAGTATTCATCTATAATCTTATTAAGAACTTCTTTATTGCTGTTGAGAATCTGCGACATTTAAAGCCTCTCTTAGTTTGTTTTGAACTCTTTTTAATGCTTCTGGTTCATGCTCTTTAAACACAAATAGGGTTTCTGAAATACCTTTTTTATGCCCTGCAAGCCAGTAATAGAAAGCTACTCCTGCAGTTAGCAGGGTGTATAATACCGCTGTAATAATATTGTCCATTAGTCGTCTTCGTATGAAAGGAGTCTATCGAGATTTTTAGAACGAAGTGCATTATCATAATTGCGATAATGCTTTTGCATTTTTTCTCTTTTTACTTCTCTAAAAGAAATATTTTCTTCTTCGATATGTTGGTTATTTTTCTTTTTATTCTTAAATTCTGTTTTATGGAATTTAGCAGAGTTGTTCATTCTGGAATAAGTCCTGGGAAAGCAGCCATTACTACATCTTTAGTGATACCCTTGTATGGGCATTTTTTATCTTTCATGCTAATAAGAAGTTCTGCATCTTCTGCATTTACTACTTCTAGCATTTGGATAAAGATCAATTCTCTCTTAGCTGGTTTAAGATTAGGATTACCATTCTCTGTAAGGAGATAAAACCTTGGTACCTCAGCTAGAAGAGCTTTTGGTTCGTCAAACTTGCTAGGCTTATAGGGAGGAGCTCCTTCAGGTAGTGCAAACTTAATGTTTGGATCAAACCAACCCGCTACTACTGACCTAACAACTAGATTGTTATTTTGTTTGAGAGCTTCAATTCTCTCTTCTTTCTTTTTTATTTCGTTAATTCTGGCAAACATCTTTGCCACTGATTCCATCTTAAATTTAAAAGACATTAAAAGTCACCTACGTTTTCCATCATGAGTTTAAGTTTATGTGTTATAAAGTAATTAAACAATTTACTTCTATCTTTACCAGATTCACTTTCATATTTATTAAGAACCTGTTCTTTAATACTTTCAGGAACCATAGAAAGGTCAACCATATGCTTATTACGCATAAAGTTTCTATCAGTAGCACTATCTAAAAGCACTGCACCATCGTTATAAATTTTATTGATTTTCTTTTGTGTTAAAGGTCTCTGACGCTTATCAGAAACAAATGTATCATCATCTGATAATACATTAGGTACACCATCACCAGCATCACCTTTAAGAATATGCTCTACAAGAAAACGCTCTGGGTTGTCATGGTTGATCCACTTCTTGCGAACTGGATCATACTGTTTAACATTACCAAATGTTTGCAGTTGAACAAAATCTTTATCACCAGAAAGAATAAGAATCTTAGTAGGACCATTAAGGTCCGTTCCATATTCCTTCACTAGAGATGCAATAATATCGTCTGCTTCTGCAGAATCAACCTGAATGACTCTATAAGGAAAGTAATCTTTAATCTCTGTTTTAATCTTATTAAAGATCTCAAATACCTGAGTCCAGTTAATCTCAGATTCTTCTCTATTCTTTTTACGATTAGCTTTGTAATAAGGAAATACTTGCTTACGCCAGTAATTCTTATCGTCACAAGCAATAACCATCTCACCGTATTCATCGCCAAATTTTTGCTTGTATGAACGAAGAGAGTTAATTACCATGTGACGAAACAACCCTTCTTCAATAGGGATGTTCGTATGATTTCCAATCTGCATCATGAGATTAGATATCATTACTTGATTAAAATCTACCAAAATCATGCTATAGGTTTCCACATAAATCTGTACTATAATATATTATATAGTTATTAATTTATGTATGCAACTGATTTTCTTCAATTATTCTATCCAATTCTTTCTTGGCATCTGCTTCTAGTGTAATAGCAGCATCTGCTAAATCTTGAAACGTATGTTCTAGATCTTTTGTTGTATAAACCATAGCACGGATTGCTTCTTCTAAGAATACAACCGACTTAACTACATGCTCATCTGCTTTAATAGTAAGACCGTATGATGTTAGTACTGCAAAGACTGCTTCGAAAGCATCTGCAGTTACTTCATCACAATAAGTACGTCTTACTTGTTCAACATGATCTAATGTTTGTTCAAGATTGTTTGGAAAAGGACTTTTAGGTTTACTTGGAAATTGTATAATGTTGTCCATTACCTCACCACTTTCAGGAGGATTACATTATTATTTATCCTATCTGAAAATGTAATAGGCTCTGATTTAATCTCTTCCATGAGTTTACGTAGTACGATTTTACCACCAGAGAGTACTTTCTTTACATACTCTTCTGGTTTACGACCTACACGTTTAATCAGGGAAGCATCGCTATCATAGCCATCAATGCTAGTGCGCCGTACACTGAGACCAGCAGGGCCACGAGCCCTGTAAACACCAAGAGTTTTATACTTAGTGTTAAAAACCCAGAGTTCTTGAGCGCCAATAATCGTTGCGGGGTCACACGATTGTAATTTATACTCATTGCTTTCTTTCTGATACTGGAAGTGTTTCAAGAGTTTTTCTGTAGTAGGAGCTTTCTTCTTACGAGGAGCACGAGCTTTCTTTACATTACCTGCAAAGCGCTCGCAGTCCTCGATAAGTCTACTTACATAACCTAATTTAACTTTTAGTTCAGATTTCGAATAGTGAGAGTAGCCCTCATTGTCTTCGATAATAGCATAAGCGTACTCATCACGAAGAGGCTTATAGAACTCAGCAATTCTGTTGGCATGTTGAGCTGGAATTTCATTTTTCTGTAACCACTCATAAATGTTGACATGTTCACCTGAATCAAGAATAGCTTCTACATCACCAATAATATCAGAAACTCGTTCTTTAATTCGTTCTTGAATAGAAGGTTTAACTTTTACTTCCGTAGGCGCTTCTTCTACTTCTACAGAGTACGAAGATGCTTCTTCTATAGATTTAGTAACGTATACCTGTTCATTATCTGTGAGATCTCGTTTTGCATTAGAAGCAATACGACATACCCATGCAGACGTCAACGGTAAACGTTTATCAGGGATACGATCTATAGTTTTGATCTTATCTTTATCTGTCTTAAAGTAATCTTTTAGATACTGACGAGCATCCGTTACCTCTGACATAGTATTATACCATGTAAAGGCTTTAATAAGATCTACTTTAGTCTTGATATCTGAAGGTTTAGGTTCATCACCAAGATACTTCCAGTTAACAAGATAGTTTTCACTCTTCGTTTTACGAACAGTCTTCTTCTTACCTTTAGTACTTAGTAATGACTTAGCCATTCTACCCCCTGATATGAAAGGGGCCGGTAGCCCGGCCCCATCTGATTCCATTTATATAATCTTAAGCTGCAACCTGTGCAGTCTTAGTCTTACGTGCAGCTGCAGCAGTTACAACTTGCATTGAAAACTGAGCCTTAGCCTTCTTGATATGAAGCTTAGCATTGCCAGACTTCAAACCCTTCTGCTCACAAAGAGCAGAGAAGATAGCCTTTTCGTCTTGACCAGACTTAAGAGCTTCAAGAATAAATGCACGAACTGAACCCTTAGCATTACGAACTGTACGCATGTCAATTTCTCCTTTGTTATGCGTTTCTCACTACATTGTTATAGTCGCATCTTTTCCTTATTAATGCAACTAATCTTTGCCACCTGGCAAAGCTCTTACATGCTCCAATAAGTCTCAGATGCTGGATTGCAGCAAAGAGGTGTTGAAGCAAGAATTTCTATTTCCTTACCCGTCATAAGATTCTTAACAACCTTAGTACGGGTTTCTTCTGCATACTGAGCTTTTGCTTTCTTCATATGAAGCTTAGCATTACCCCATTTAAGACCTAGTCTATGGGTAAGTTCAGATATGATATCCGGTTCTGGTACGAAATGACGTAATTCACCCATAATATAGTTACGAACTTCGTTACGTTTATGGCGCATTTGTCTATCTCCGTTACTCATCATAATATTAATATACCGGTATTTGGAAATTAATGCAACTTATTTTTTCCCGATATATTCCATGACGTAAGTCTCAGATCCATCCGGATGCTTATGTGAGCGAACAATCGCCCATCCGCGACGATGATAGTCACGTAGTTTACGGGTAACATAAGCTTTCTGGCCAGTAAAAACAGTATTCATATCAATCTCTCCATCTCATCATATTATTAATATAGACTTATTTTGAAATAATTGCAACTGGTTTTTTCCTAAAAATAACCTATTGAAATCATTGAGTTTTTTACTTAAATCATTGAGATTATTGAGGAATTCCTAACCTATTGAAATCATTGGATTTTTTTAGAATCTGCTAACTCATTGAAATCATTGAGGAAAATAACAGTTGCATTTATTTTAAAATACCGCTATATTAATATTATAAGGAATGGAGATGAAAAATGAACGCAATTCTCGCATATCTTCCCTGGTTTGGATTGGCATTCGGTATTATGATTATTACAGCGGTTTATGAATATTTTACGGAAAAATAAGTTGATTTAATTTCCTAAAACCGCTACGATAATAATATGATGAATGGAGATGATGTGATGAATAACCGCGAAATTGCAATGTACGG